TGGAGAGCAAACCAAAAGTGTCGAATCTTTTCAGCCGGAACGTTTTTTGTAAGAGGGAAGACAAGACGAAACTTTGGTAGAGATTGTGTGCTGCTAGCAGTAGAGTAACACACGAACATATAATTACCAAAACGTGCACGTAAATTTCCATATAAGTCTCCTTCATATTTAAAATCATCAACATCAACTGCACACCAACTTGACCACATTGTGACATTATCATTTTTACGTGTAGTGTCAGGTTTGTAGCAAGCTGGTGACATTAGGGGAGCATCATTCTTTGATTTTATCCTGCGTTGTGCAAGACCATACAATGCTTTTTCAAAACCTTCAAAGTTTTTGAATGTTAATTTTTGAGTAGTTTTATTATCAAAAATACTATTGAAAAGAGTCAGAGATATTTCCACAGTTGTCCTCATGTACTGGTCCTTGCCAATCAGCTGGCTTTACTAAATCTGGTAATCCGAGTGGATTTGGCCTACCTTCTTTGACACCAACTTCCTTTGACATATTAGCTTTATATACTTCATCCCATGCTTTGTTTGCATCAACACCAAATACTTCTAAAGTGCCGATAGCAAAAACACATAAATCAATTATACCATCAACCATTTCTGGTGCATCTTTTTGTTCAAATGCTTTTTTTGTTTCATCAAGTTCTTCTTGCATCATGCCAATTCTAAATTCCATATACTCTTTTAATTTTCTAATTTGAACATCAGATTGCTGTTCAGCTTGCATCCATTTATTGACACCATATTTTTTATGCATGTCTTGCATATCTTGAAACCAGTTTGTACTCATACGAAAAAATCCTCCAATGTTGTTTGTTCTTCGGCAGTCCAGCCGATAGAATGTAATATTAAGTTTAGTGGTTCTATAAAAGTTTTTTCAAATTGTAAATCATAATCCACATAGTTATGTAACTTTAATTCTTTAGGTAAAGCTTCTTGGAAAGATATTACATTTTCTTTGATTGGATTAGGCAATTTAAGATAACAAAATTTAATTCTGTTACCGTTTGTAATTAATTCATATTTATTTTGCAACTTATTAAATTTAAGATGCTTATTGAAAAGTAGTGAGCCTCTTACGTGTATTGGACAACTTTTCTTGTAAATTGTTTTGTGATCATACCAATCCGTAATATTTGAAACTCTTCTTGGAAAAGCAACCTGTTCTGGTGATAGTGTTCTAAATTCATTACGAAAGTCTTGAATAAACTTTTGTGTTTCAGCTTCAGTGCCTGATATAATTAAGTTAAATGCTTTTTTAAATTTATCACGTACAACTTCAGGTGTAGAAGACTTGATTGCTTCAATACCCATGATTTTAAGTTTAGGTTCTTTATATTGAATGCCTTCATTATTATGTACATTTAAAATGTATCTTTTCTTTGCAGTCCATATACCACTATCGGATATACCTTCCCTTGCCATGACCATTCTATTTTTATGAGCATTCATATTTTGAAATAATTTTTCATAAGCTTTTTGTAATACCGGTTCAAAATGTTCTTTGCAAATTTTATCTAAGAAGAATACAGGATTTGCTGGAGATAATTTTTTGACTAATGGACCAAAGTTAACATATAAAGAATCCGTATCAATTGCTACGACATAATCATCTTCGGTTTGTAGTAATTTATTCATTGCAGCATTCATTGCTTTTTCAGCCCATTGAATTGCAAGTTGACCAGATAAAGTAACACCTTCGGCTAATCTAATATCAAAGTAATGAAAGTGTTTATTGCCTAATGCACCGTATAAACTATTAAGTAGAATTTTAATAGCCAACTGTTTATTTTCAAGTGTAACTATTTCTTTATCGAGTTGAGTAGTGTAACCTTTTTGTATTTCTTTTTGTGCAGCCAATTGCATTTTCTTTACAGATACACGTTCATCATAATATTCTTCAATGATTTGTGGAAGTACACCATCAATATCTTTTCGATATGAAGAACCGTTGGCCGCAACAGCATATTCACCATTTACAGTTTGACCACTAAGATAATAACTTACATCATTCATTTGAGTATTATCAGTCAAAGTTTCTGGTGACATATTGTATTGTACAATTAAATTTGGATATAGTGAATTTAAATCAAAAGAAACTATCCATTCATGTCTACCGACTTGTGGTTCTTTAACATAACCACCGGCAAAAGGTCTATATGGTTTATCATCAGAACCTAATGGTACTACAACTTTGCTTGCATTAAGTTTACGATAAATGATTGATTCCCATATTGCAGTAACACCAAAAGTATCTTGATAGTTTACACCACCTTTATATGCTATTGTAAGTGCCAGTGTAATAAGACCCATCTTTTCTTCAAGCCTATCAACCAATTCAACATCTTTCATATTATAGTCAATATACTTTTGATGATCTTCTTTGTAAAGATTTTTAAGTGAACCTTCTTCTTCATAAGAAAGTTTCTTTTCACCAAGTACAACATAAGCAATGTGATTTAATGCATATGATTCTTGTGGACCATAAGTATAACCAAACTTTTGAAAGAGTTCCATATAATCCAGTGTTTGTATGCCGGGTATTTCGTATACATCATTTTCACTACCACGCCTTACAATCTTTCTATGTTCGAGTTGCAACTGCCATGGAGATAGTTTGTTGATTTCATGTATACCTAATACTTTTGCCATGCGGTTTACAATGTATGGTATATCAAAGAATCGAGTATTCCAACCTGTAATAACATCAGGTGTATTTTTTGGATCTGACCAAAATTCTAGAAACTGTGATAATAAATCAACTTCATCTTTACACTTGTAATATCTTACAGGTTTAATTAAAGCTTTGCTTTGATCAAAGTCACCGTAACCCCAAACATGATATAGGCTACCTTTACTTGATTTAAATGTAATAGCAAGTATTGTTTGACTTGCTTCGTTTGGATGTGGAAAGCCGGTATCATAATCTGTTTCAATATCTATTGTACCGACATTAATAAAGTCACGTCTGAATTCAATATCACGTGGATATTTTTCTGTTACGAATTGCTGAGTAAATTTTTTGTTACCATATATATGTCTACCTGAAACATCAATGTTTTGTTTCAACCACTGACCTGCTTCATACATACTTTCAAAATCAAGTGGGGCAACATGCTGGCCATCAAGGCCTTTCCATTCAGTTTTCATCTTAGATGAAACAAATAATTTTGGTTGGAAATATTCCTTACGTGTAAACCTTTCACCGTTGTCGTGATAACCACGGTGAAGGATATAATTTTTGTAACGTAATATATTAGTATAAAATGACATTAGAATCCTATTCTGTCTGGATCTTCTTTTACTTTATTGTTCCAAGGCCAGTTGTTAGTTTCCCAGGCCTTAATGAGATTTTTTATGTTTATGTTATAAGTTGATAGTTCGTTTTGGTGTTTTTGTAAATATAAGATTTTGTTAGGTATTGTTGGTTGTGATTGAAAATTAATATAGTGTTGTTGTAATTTAGTCATAAGCTCTCCTTCAATTATAGATATATTCTACCATAGTTTTACGAAAAAGTAAAGGAAAAAATGCGATTTTATAGATAAAAATCGCGGCCGTTTTGTAATTTGTATAGTGATAATTCGAAAATGAGTTTTTGAGTTAATGGTGGTAATGAATTATATTGTGGTGAATTTGTAGTTTGTGGATCCGAAAATAGTAAATCCGCGAATTTGTTAATAGTATGATTGTGTTTAAAAATATATTTTTTAATAAATGGTGTTGGGTTATTTAAATTATAATTTAACATTTAGCTCTCCTTCAATTGTATTAATTCTACCACACTTTTCAGTAAATGTAAAGGAGTTTATGTTTAACTTGTTAATTAAACTGCAAATGATTCTCCGCAACCACAAGACGCTGTTGCATTTGGATTTATAACTTTTAAATAAGATCCACCAAATTCTTGTACATAATCGACCGTACAACCTATAACAAACATTTCGGCTATTTTGTCAAGAACTAGAATGTTTTCAATAAGTGTTCCTTTTTCAGTGTCATCTGTCATGTCCCACTCGTACTGAAAACCAGAACAGCCACCGCCTAAAACACTGAGATAAGCATATTTCTTACCGTGTTTTTCGGTGGTGGCTGTTAAGTAATTTTTTGCGTTATCTGTTAAAGTTATCATTTAGGTAATGATGAATCTATCCCTTTAACATATTTATTCATACCAAGTAAATCTCCGGTAGTATATTTTCCACCAAATGGATCTATTTTTCCATTCATTACTTTTTCTTCGATGTCCTTGGCAATTGCAGCAACATTTGCCGGCATGTTAGTGTATGGTGCCATCTTAACCATTCCACTCTTCATGTCACCCCAAGTGTCTTTCTTTTTCCAAGTACCGTCTATAACAGCTTGGACTCTTTCGACATAGTATGGAGCCCAATCATCGATAATAGCAGTAAGTTGAGCTTTTGGAGCAAACTGAATCATATCACTTGCCTGACCAAATGCGTATACACCAGCTTTTTCTGCTACTTGTAAAGCTGCAGGACTATCTGTATGTTGAGTAATAATATCAGCACCTTCACTAACTAATACTTTTGCAGCATCAGCTTCTTTTACTGGATCATACCAAGTGTTTACCCATACCACATCAATATCAAATTTTGGATTTACTGATGTAGCACCAAGATAGAATGCATTGATTCCTCTTACAACTTCTGGTATAGGAAAAGAAGCAATGTAACCTGCTTTACCAGTTTTACTCATATGACCTGCAATAACACCTTGAATATATCTACCTTGATAAAATTTAGATGAATACACTGACATATTGTCGTTGGTCTTGTATCCAGTAGCGTGTTCAAACTTTACGTTTGGAAACTCTTTAGCAACTTTTAACATTGGCTCCATGTAGCCAAATGATGTTGCAAAAATGATGTCCATACCATTGTTAGCCATTGCTCTAATTACTGTCTCGGCTTCAGGTCCATACTTAACACTTTCAACAAAAGTAGTTTCAACTTTATCACCAAACTTTTCTTTAATTGCTAGGCGACCTTCGTTATGCATATAGGTCCAACCGTGATCACCAACTGGTCCTACATATACAAATCCAACTTTTAGTTTATCTGCAAAAGCTGAAAAACAGAATAATAAAGACAGCGTCACCACTGCCAGGTGCTTTAAGAATTTCATGTTTTCTCCTTATCTTACTCTTGAAACTGAGCCATTTGATTTTGCTAAGAAAGCTTCGAATGTTACATTCGGATAATCTTTCTGTAGCGATAAGAAAGCTTTTAAGTTTGACTTAGCATCATCAAATAGTCTTATTCTTTTATATATCTTCTGGTCTAAGTACTTTCGAAAAATAACTTTCTTATTTTCTGCAGCCGGTCCACCGCCTAGGTTGCCGGCTCTCTCAACATAGATTTTATCTATGTCAATTCCTTGTTGTCTAAATGTATCTAGAAATAATTTCTTATTGTCAAAGTTTGGTCTTGCAGTAACTATTATTACTTTACTGCCTGCCCTTGTGGCATTCTTTAAAATTGCCTTAACTTTGTTAATCATTCTTGCGATGGGTGTTGACGTCCTGTTAAATACCTTGGCGTCTTTGAATTCGCCGAAGTCAAATTCTTCTCCAGCTTTTTTCTTATACGTATTAAACTGCTGGTTATCCAGTTTTTTAATGACTTTACCATCTTTTACAACCTTTACCTTTGCTTTAGTTATAAACATCGTCTCATCAACATCAAACATTGTGAGACCTTTTCCTGATTGTTCTTCTAAAAATGTTTTAAATTTTACCATTATAGTTATTATACCACATCTTTTAGCAAAAGTAAAGGACTTTTTTACTTTTTATATATTTTTTGTATATGATCTTCAAACTGTTCTACTTTTTCTAATCTATTCGGCCAAAGGATATACTCTTTCTCTGGATTCTTTTTAAGATTATTGAGTAGTGGTGTTATTGCATTGTAAAGTTTATCTAATCTTTCTTGAGCAGAACTGGCTTCTGTTTGAGAAGCCTCTGCCTTTTTAGTTACTTTTTGTACGGCTTCAAGTTCTTCTTCATCTACCGCCGTAAAACCAAAATCGAAAAAATCATCAGACATTATGCTAATGCTTTCATTCTAGATACAAGTCTTCCAGCTCTATTTGGAACTTGTCTGTACCATGCAGAATCAACCATTTCGTCTGCAGCTTTCTTCCAATCTCTTGAATCAACACCTGCTTTCATACCTTTAAACTTTGAAAGTCTTGGTCTTCCGAGATTAAACATCATGTTTGCTATGATTAGTTGGGCTTCTTCTGGCAGGTCGCTGAAGTCGTCATATAGTATGTTGCAGTCGCTAAGCACTGTTTCAACGTCTTGATTGAATGCCTCGATGACTCTATCTTCTGTGACAGGTGTTCCAACCGGTTCGCCACTTTCTGGATCGTTATCCCTGACCAAATGACCAATACCAAAAGTAGGATACCCGAGATGGTCGTTATATATTTCATACTTTACTCCTTCATCCACTTCAAGTTCTTTTCTTAACTGTTCTATATTCATTTTGACCTCCTAATAAATTACTATTTATAATAAAAAAGGCGGGAACTGACCCGCCTTTTCTTATTTGGATAAGTAGTCGTTTTCTTCTTCAGTATACGGCCACATTAGTATTTACCATGGTATTCTTCAATAGTTTTATCATTCATTCTTTGTAGAATTTGATTAAACTCTTTTTGCTGATGAAAACCTAAGTGAACTAATTCTTTGGCTACTCTTTGATTTGCCGACATTTGCATGCCAAACACGATCTTTTTGTATACTTTTTTAGTGAAAGACGCTACCGCGTCGCAGAACTTGCATGTATATGCATAGATTGCTAATGATGTCATTTTAATCCTCGTTAATTATTGAATGTTAATTGTACGAGGCTGCTTTTCTTTTGGTAGAACTACTTCGAGTTTGACAGTTAGTATTCCATCCGTAAGATCGGCACCAGTTACTTCGGTGTATTCCGACAGTCTGAATGACTTGGCAAATTTACGTGCACTTATTCCTTTGTGTACGTATGCATCTGCTTCTCTACGTTTCTCTCTATTTCCTTCGATGGTAAGGATATGCTCCTTCACCTTAATCTCAATGTCTTTTTTCTTGAAACCAGCAACAGCCATTTCAATAACATATTTGCTATCGCC